ACACAAAGGATCTTTAATATCGGCGCGAACCGTGCGAATGTAGTAATTATTGTGTCTGGGGTGAATACCAGATGCACAATCTACAAGCGCAGAAACTGTGCCAGATGGCTTCACACAAGTTATCGCAGCCGCAGGATTGATTCCTAATTTAGCAGCATATTCTTTGTTTATCTCTACTGCATATTCCTTTAACCTCTTAAGACTAGAGTCCAACGAAGGATCTGGTTTACTCATCATTGGATTATCGTATATACCAGTCAGAGAAAGTCCAAGCAACCGCTCTTCCTCTGTATTTTCCTTCCACTTAGAAGAAAGATATGTGAAATTAGTCAGAGTTGATTGGAATGTTCCTAAAATAGTCGCAAGTCTAATTTTTCTGGCCAGACTCTTATAGGTGTCTTCTGGACGAACTACTACTTCGGAAAGATTACAGAACTGTTTACTTCTGAGTAAAATTTCAGAACAGGGATTGCATCCCCAATCGTGATTTGGATTGCGACGATCTCCTAGTTTTTCAATGGTCTTTTTAGCCGCCGCTCTGTTGAATATGCCTCTTTCTCCACTCTTTGACTTATAGAGAGAGAGCCATTCTTCCATAAAAATTCCAATTTCTGGTTTCTCTTTATAGGCAACCGAATTGTTTGCCAAGGCTCGTTGTGGATTAATGTTCCACCAAGCACCGCTCTTTGCGTCTCGCATTCGTTCATCTGTGAGATTCGACAATGAAATAAGTGCAGAGCGTCTAACGCCTCCGACAACGACAATCTCCGCGATTTTACAAACAACATCGTGGCATTCGATGGAAGTAAGTTTTCTTCCCGCCGCTCTTGTAAAAGTATCAACGGTGAATTGAAAAAGATCGACAAGCGGTCCTGGTCCTGAAGCCCTACCACCAAAGGTTTTGAGTCTTGCACCAGCAGGGCGTACTTTAGACACATCCCACTTTGGGATCTGACCTCCAATAAGTAAGGATACGAGTTCCCTATATGCTTTAGCCCAACCAACCTTGCTATCCTTAACAACAATAGTGGTTTCAGAATTAGTAAATTCTTCAGCGATTGTTGGAAGTTTTTCCACATATTGTCTCTCGACACTAAATCCAACTCCAGTTCCACACATTAAAATGTATAGAATTTCATCAAATACTCTTACATTATCCACAGCCACATACGCACAATTATATCCCGAAACATTATGAAGATCAAGTGCTTCTCCCGCAGTCATCAATGCTCTCATTGAAGGCATTGCTTCCAAATTAATGACCGCATTTTCCAGTTCTAATCTCTCATCTTTTGAGAGAATAAAATTACAATTCTTTGCTAAATGTTTTTCGAAGAAGTCAAAATAACGAGCCACGGACTCTGTCCATGACTCTCGTCGCCCTTCTTCCTCTATCCAACGGGCATATTTTGACTTTGCTATAAATTCCTGATACAACGATGGTAAATTATTCATAAAACTCCTTTGAATTCTTCTTAGATATTTTTTCGCGCTTCTTATTTATTCCCCGACGAGTGCTTTCCACGATACTGGAAACAATGGAGCAATAATTTGATTTATTGCTTTTGCATACTGCTGCGTCTCCCATTGGGAGTGTGCGTCAGAACGCTGTGTATAGACCCTAGCCCACGCTGCGAGGCTTCCCGTCCACCACCACTCCGTATACATGGCCTGTGGTAGAACGGATCTGGCTTGCTCTGGGGCCACTCCCTTGCCAAGCATATAGTCGTATGCCTCCAGAGCCGAATCACATACATCTTGGAATATAACCGAAAATCCTGCCGATTCAGACAAATTGATAAAATCAGAACTACCTTGTTTTGCTCCGTCTGTTGGTGCGGCCCTCCATTTGGGAATATAGAATTCGGGATCATCCTTAACATATCTACGAGATACCTCATTCATCACAAACCCAACCTGATGCTTGCCTAATTGACCACGAACAAATATAGGAGCCTTGACCCTTATCGTAATTTGAGGATGTGCAAATGGTGTCCAGTGATTATGCTTGGCCAGATATTTGATTAGTTTTTCATCTCTGGTGGGAAGGAAAGCAGATCCGTCTTGCTTTTCCCATTCACTTTCCTTATTGAAAGACACTCGCGCAGCGTTCACTACGGTTAAATCATCTCCCATATGAGAAACATATTCAACATGTCCATAATCAAGAACCTGTATCTTCATTTTTTTTCCTTTTTTCAGTGTTCATGTCTAAAGTTGTGTTGCCATTTTCATCTTTGATGTATGAGAATTTTATTCCCTTTACATCCTCTCCTGCATATGTCATGGCATAATCCACCGCTCTGTTGTGAATATCTTTGTTGTTCTCTCTGACATAATTAGCATAATGTTCCGTAAATGAAATATATCCTTCCAGATAAATTACATCTTCAGGTGTTAGATGTGTTACTTTATTACTCATATTTTTTCCATTCGTTAAATTTTACCAAGGCTTCTAATCCCTGGAATGTATTTTTCTCAATCAAACTCATAACATCGATACCATTCGATACCATCTCATTGATATCTTTTTCCTTTATTTTTGAAGGAAAGATCAAAACTCGCTTGCCTTTATCCACAAGATACTTTAGAATGCGAATCACATCCTTGTTCAGTGGTTGATTATCTACAATATATACTCCGTTTGTGTCATCCAACTTAGACCCGATACTCTTGAATCCACTGGCTCCTAGCGTAGCAACAGCATTAGGCAAAAACATCGAATCAAATGGCCCTTCTACGATATAGAACGGCTTTGAAGTATCAACAGCATTCATATTATAATACATCTCTATATCTTCTTTCTTCAAAGTGATGTACTTCATCTTAGACTTCTGTGAGAATGATCTACCCTGTATTCCTATGATACCATTCTTGTCTCTGATCAATATAAGAAGTCTATCCTCTTTAAAGAATCTACGGTTATAGTCTGGATTCAACTGTGTTGCAACTTGTGAAAAGTCTTCGGTATATCCTAGATTTCCCCAATGAGAACAGGGAATACCTCTACCTTCTACATAGACTCTTGCCTTATGTGTAGGGGGAAGAGATGATAACGGTTCTATATCAATATGAGTAGGTACAGTTTCCTTCTTCTGAACAGGCTCAAGTTTCAGTTCATCACCTTTAAACCATCTGGTTTCTAACTTATATTCGGTGCAGAGAGAAGGAGAAACAAGTTCTAATATCTGAGAAACATTATATGCCACGCCGCAGTTATGGCATTTGTAAAAGAATACATTGTTTTGGGGAAAGAACGACCCTCGCATTTTGTTCTTGTTCTTTGCAGAATCTCCGCAGAAGACGCAACGACAATTCGCCACCTTATCGCTCTTCCATTTAAACTTTGGAAAATATACCGAAACAAAATTGATGTATTTCTTATCGACGGCTAATGACATTAAAACTTCCAGCCAGATGTATTGTTTTTCTTGGGAGTCTCCTCTTCTTCCTCTTCTTCTTGAGCAGACTCCAACTCACTGGGATCGATATTGTACAACTTCATTTTCGATCTGTCAATACCTACTATGAATCTTTTCGGTTTATTGACATCATTGTTGCGATTCTTGAGTTGTTTGAACATTATCTGATTTACTTCTTCCAACTCTTCGGTGCTGATCATGGCCATCATAACATCGACGGTATGAGCCAGACCCATGGATTCCGATGTATTGGACATATCTGGATCTGTGTTGCCGTAGCCGTCACGGTTCATCTGTGTGGCGGTGAAGATAGGAACATTATTCTCTACAGCCAGACCACGAAGTTCTTCAGCAATAGACTTAACAATTGTGTATGAATTGGAATTACTTCCTGGCTTGATTCTGGCCGATACGCAAATATTGAGATAGTCAACGAATATGATATCTGGTCTGAACTTCTTCTTGAGTTTCAATTCATCAATAAGGAATCGAAAATGATTGACATTTGCCGTAGCAGTAGGATATTCCTTGACAATCAGTTTACCCTTCATACCACCACACATATTCTTGATCTTCTTCTCATAGACTGAGCGAGGTGTTGTCTTCAGGTCATCCATTGTCATATCAAGGATATTGGCATCAATTCTTGCCGCAATAGCCTCCTCTGCCATTTCACATGTGATGTAGAGAACATTCTTATTGTTCTTCAAACATGCTGCGGCGTGATGACACAGTAGTAAAGATTTGCCCACACCTGTAGATGCGAGAACACAAAATAGAGTTTTGTTTCCCATACCACCACCAGTGATATGATTCAAGTAATCAATATCAAAGGCAATCTTCTCTTCTGTTGTGTGGTAATAATCATATCGCGCACCAAAGTCCTCAACATAATCATGACCGATATGAGAATCGAACGAGACAGCCAATGCACTGGAAAGAATCTCAGGAATAGCCGTGCGAGGTTTCTTTTCTTTACCATCAATGATATTGATAGCCTCCATGATTGCATTGTATACCGATTTGTCCTTGCAGAACTTCTCAGTCTCTTCGATCAACCAATCAAGATTGTGCTTTTCCTTATCACCAAAGATCATATCAACCTGTTCTACGACTGGTTGATATTGGGCTTCATACAATTCCTTTTTAGAATCGATTGCGATTATTATAGCATTTTTGGTTGGTAGATCATTGTATTGATTGATAAAATCACGAACACAAGAAAATAGAATCTTATCCTCTTGCTGAGAGAAGTATTCCACTTTGATGAATGGTAGGATTTTTCTCGAATATTCTTCATTTGTTGCCAGATTCTGTATAATGATGTCTTTAATGTCCATTATCAATACTCGACTTCAGTTTGAATTCTTTCGCTGCCGCTGCTTCCAATTTAGCCAAAACATCCTTGGTAAAATACTTTTCTGGATTCTCGTAGATGTTCTTTTCAAAAACATTGCTTCCATCAGCCACTGTGATTCTAGTGCCATTCTTAACAAATACACCGTGATCAAGGGCAAGATCGACAAGACCGTAGTATCTATCAAGACCAGACTCAAAGTTTAGTCTGACTGATACTTTCTTATTTTCCTTGGTGAATCGGGATTTGTATATACTGCAATTGATGATACTACCAATAACATCTCCATCCGCATCTTTATCCTTTTTCTTGGAGAGATAAACAACAATCGATGCGGCAAATTTCAGGCCCGTTCCGCCACCCATCTCTTTCATTGGAACATAAGCACCAATAATTTCATATGTGTGGTTGGTGACAATCATAGGAATCTTTGCGACACCAAGTTTATTCGTCAGCGCAGTGAATGTACCCTTGATCAACTGGGGTCTTGTCATATCGCGAGTATCTTTTCCCTCTTCGATATCCTGCAATGCCTTGTTTGTGGTTAACATACCAAGAGAATCAAGAACCATAAACATGGGTGTAGTCTCCTTTTCCTTAATATAATCGTTTACAATGTTGAATGCTTGGGTTCTAAATTCCTGAACAGTCGTAACTGGCATTTTTACTACACGGTCTGGATCAATCCCGTGTGCAATAAACATTTCACTGGTAACTGCCTGTTCCGAATCAAAGTAAACAACTACTCCACCTGGGTTGTCTTTCAGAAATTTGGCAATAATTCCAAGAGTGAAGAATGTTTTTCCAGTGGCCTGTTCTCCAGCAAGACCTACAATCTTATTGTTTGGCACACCTCCGAATAGAGATCCACTGATCACAGCGTTAAATATCATACTTCCAGTATCAGTGTATGATGTTACATCAGAACCGTCCATTCCGTCAGATACTACGGACGCATTTGTATTTCCAGACCTTTTGATAATTTTGTTTAAGTATTCTTTCATATCATCTCCTTAAAATAATGATTCTATATTCGTTGTTTCCGACAGATTCCACCCAATAGCATCAACGATAGTGCTGAGTGGATGAAAAAATGACTTTTCATATTGTGCTTCTCTATCGATATACTTATCCAATCCAAATTCCTTTGGAAGAGTGGTTATAAAACCAATGACCGCGTCTTTTCCTTGCACCCCAGCAACAGGATTCGGCTGCTTCAAATGTAGGAACTTAATCTTTTCGCCTTCTTGTACAAGTGGATACTTCATCTCTAGATCAAGTTTCTTGACATAGTAATTGTACAATAAAGCCGCTTTTACAGCAATCGGAGTACTCTTCTTATAGATCGTGTCAGAATCAGAATATTCGTCTAAATTATTCACTCCACGGGGGAAAGCAATTTTACTATAATCAATCTTCATGAAGTCTGATTTGAACTTCTTGATTTCTTTTCTGAGTTCGCTTTCTCCATCATTCAGGATAATACCAATGCACTTCTTCAGTTGCTTCCTGACAACCTCTGGAGTCGAGGAGCGGTTCGTCTCTAGCCCTACGATCTTCTGCTTGGGCTTCTCGTAGCGAACCCCTTCCTTGTCCCATACATTCAGGAGATACCGCTTCTTGGCCGTCCACGCGCCTCTGTTCGCGATCACCTCTCTACCCATCACGATGCGGTTCTCGTCTGCGTTTAGATCAACCGCAAGACGGTCTAGAGACTTACTAATGAATGGATGAATAACCTGATTGGACATATCATCCACATAATCAATCAACTCTTGGGTTGATTTTTCTGATGCGTATTTTTGAATGATATTATTGACCGTGATATAGATCGAATCGGTGTCCGAACCAATCACAAAGTCTACATCGGTAGTCTGGGCAATCTTATTGAGATATTCATTCACTCTCTGGGCAATCCACTGAATAGTCATCTGACCAGAAATGGTAATCGCCTCTGCCATAGATGTGTTGTAAAATCGGAAATATTGGTTTCCAATAGCACCGTAGGCGGAATTTAATTGGATTTTACGACACAACTGAAAATTGTGATACTTTGAGATATCGTATTCCAAGTCATTATGGAGTAGTAATAACTCCTGATCTGTCAATTTAGTTACATCCATATAATAACACAACATTGTAGCACACTAGTACTACAATGTCAAGCCTTGTTTTTTCGTTGTTCTTTGATATACTCTATTTGACTAACCACATCGTCATTAGCCATAAAAACAGGTTCATGGTTTTCATTGTCCCAAACAATCCAACCACCTATTGTATCCATGCAAACTTTCATGTTTTCTAAGATATAATCCTCAAGATGGATAGATTTTTGGTTTATTGTCTCAGCATAGAGCCAATAATCAACTTCTACCATCCACGACTGAGCATAGTGTTCCTCTGAAACCATTCGAATATTGCTTTCGATATAATCAGCACACACTCTTTGAATAGGGGTAAAATTATCAGGTATCGAAGGTTTCATTTCTGTCCGCAATAATAATTTCTTCTGTGACTTCCGTCACAACATATTTATTCGGTGTATGGGTGTGTTTTTTCTTCCATGCGGTGGCTTCCTTCTCACTATTCCACACAGAAATAGATTTATCCGCGTGAGATTCTCTCATCCAATCATAATCACCGTGTGAATTTTTAAAATATAGACCAAATTTCATAAAGTCCCCACTGAGAATTAAACTCAGATCTCAAGATTACAAATCATGGGTAATTATCGTTATACTATGAGGACAAAATCGTAACTGTTGTATTATATCATAGTTTCATGTGATGTCAAGTAGTATATATTGTAAATGTATAAAAATATAAATATAAAAGACCCCTGCGGTGTAATCAGCACCCAAGGGCATGGCACAGAAAGGTAACATTCCATGCATATTATATATCTCGTTCGTAAAGACAATACACCTGTATATGTCGGATATACCAGTCAATCTATCACAGACCGATGGAAAGAACATATATACGAATCCAATAAAAGGCCAAAATATCCTCTACACCATGCTATCAAAAAATATGGGACTGATTCCTTTACAATTGAACCAATATATGAATCAGAAGACAAATATCACACATTAAATCATATGGAACATCATTATATTTGGTTGTATCGAACACACATAAAACATGGTTCTGGTGGATATAATTTGACCTTTGGTGGGGAAGGATGTTCGAAAAGTCTAACTAAGAACGACATAAAGATTTATCATAAGATATACAATAAGGCTAGATATGAAGCAAATAAGGAAAAAGTCAAGGCCCAAAGAAGGGCTGAATATCAAGCAAATAAGGAAAAAGTCAAGGCCAAAAGACGGGCTTGGAGAGCGGAAAATAAAGAAAAAATAAAATTTCAGAGAAAGGCTTTGAGGGAAGCAAAAAGCGCAGCGTGGGTATCACACCCATAAGAATAGTTTCTCCCAACCCCTACGGGATTGTGTGTCTTTAGAAAGACAAAAGAAACT